GGGGGGGGTGTTAACCGATTTTTGGTTAACTTTATACGTTTTTGCCATAAATGTCGCATAACGTTAATTATGCGCGGACGGTATTGTGTAAAATCAATCACTTAGTTGCCTGTGGATAACTTTTTGCCCTTTTTACGCTTGTTTGCCTGTTTATTAGGCAAATCAGAGTTAACTGAAATCTGGTTAACTTTGGTCGCGCGGGCGCGTAATCCGTCACTTGTGTTTTCTTTATGCTCTACTACATCTGCGTGCTTAATCTGCGCCGCATTGTTAACCTGCTGTAGCAGCTCAAGATAAGAACCTCCGGCCTCATGCGTAACGTCGACCTGCTGTTTATCTCCGTAAACTTTTGGCAACAGCCTAGCCGCAGTCCACTTGAAATTATCAGACACAAGTCTGGCAGCTTGCGGGTCAATCTCACCACTGAGTACGCGCCTGTTTATCTCGTCTAATTGATCTGCATAAATCATACCGCGAGACGCCAGCGCATTCATATATTTACGCTCAAAGTCCTTGTCATTGTGTATCTTGTTCCACGTTGTTCCCCAAGCTGGCATGTCCTTATCCTTACACACTGACTGACCAGCGCGTCCTGCGGTAACACGGGACAAGAACTCGACCCACACCTCATCAGGTAGCCTAGCACTCATCGTCAAACTCCATTTCTGTCCCATCATCCAAAGTCACTATCATTTTCTCTCTGTCATCAATCACCAGTAGAGGCTGCCTGCATTTGGAGCAGACGATAGACTGCATCCGCTCAAACACATAACCGTGCGTTTCTTGTCCACACCAATCACAGTCTACCGGCTCAGTAAAAAACTGCACAAAATGCCTGTCTCTTATGTTGACAACGTCACCCATCTCTGTCCATCAGCTCACCACCGCAGGCCAGATACCCACAACCATCAACCCAGTTATCCTCATTATCAGCATTGGACTTGATGCGTGCGATCTTTAACAGCGCCATCATCACGGCCACGTCCTCTGGGGTTACCATCACGTCCAGATGCACCGACCAGTAATCAGCAATGGTCGTAAAATTGTTCTCCATGTCACCGTGTTGGCTTGCACGCTCAACTGACACCTTTTGTTTCGCGTCGTCTAATACTTCAACCCTGTTCATTTTTATCCCCTATACCCTCATTAATTATTAAATTACAAACCAAGCACTCACGCCTGACCATCACGTCACCATCCATTAGTTTTGTCATTAGGCTCTTGCACTTCGGACACCTGTCCTGCTCAAGCAGCCTTTGCCAGCTTCCATCACCTTCCTCAATCATCTATCGCCTCCGACGCTCCCTGACTAAACGGAACCTCAACACTAGCTATAGGCTCATACCCGCGCAATAGTTCTCTCGGCCATATGTCTATCTTCAATCCACCCTCTACCCGCTGCACGTTCACGGTCAGCGTCCGCACGTCAATCCACGTCGACGTACCAATCAGCAAATACTCACGATCCTTGAGTATGTCGTCACGCTCGACAATGTCAGAAGGGGATCTCGTCATTCAACTCCTCCTCAATTGGTGTGCGTACCTTTTCCACTACCGCACCCTCAAATACATGCTTCACCTCTTCAACCGGCTTGCTGGCCTCCCAGTCCTCCAGTATCCGGCCAATCTCATTGACAGAGTAAACCACCATTTCACGATTGTCTCGCTTTACCTTGCTCACCTCGTAATCTGTCGGCACGATTGCCAACACCCTGCCATCCGGCATGTTGCCCTCTATCCACTCACCCTTCAGCGGCTCGGCACCGGCTTCGACTGCCGCCCTCTCTAATGCGGCGACACCCTTTAGCGTCACCTCAACCTGATGCTCTACATCCTGCGCCTTATCGATAGCCGCATTGAGCCTGTCCATTTGCTGCTCAAATCTATTCCGCAGCTCCGTTGGCACTAACCACACCAACCTGTCCACACCCCACTTCTGCTCAACCTGAGAAACCCTGTCATCATACTTGTGCAGGCTCTGTTGCATCCGTCTCATCGCCCCATTACTTGGCGCATGATAAACCTTGTTTGGCTTCGGCTTACCTCGACCCTTTTTAACTGCCATTTCTGTCCTCCATTTTAGCCCGTCCGTCCGTCCGTCCGGATGTCCGTCCGGTTCCTAGTAAAAACCGGACAGGACGGACACCGTCCGCTTTGACCGGACACTGTCCGCCGGACACCGGACATTTTTCGATAACTACTTGTTATCATTAATAAGCCATACCTTGTTTTTGTCCGCCGCAACCAAACCAAGCTCAATTAACCCGTGTCTGGCGTCTCCGGCCCTCCGGCGGTCCAAATCTGGGCATTTTTGCCTGTGTTCCTCATGCCATAATGACGCCGCAACGACCTTGTTCCCGCTATCGATTATGACGTTTCTGAGTGCCTCCAGAGCGATCTGCTGATTAACTGAAAGCCCCTTTGCCTTCTTCTTTTTGACCGGCTGTTCACCGTCGACCCGTGACAACACAACCGACGTTCCTTCAATAAGCGCAACCTCGGTCATCTCAAACACCTGCTCATCTGCTGGCTCTGCGTCCTTCTGTTTCTCGCAACGCATGTAAACTAGGTTCTCGTCCTTGCTGACCACCAGCGACGTATCAACAGCCCCCAGAAGGGCGCTGGAGCCGCGCATACCGCGTGTACTGTCCTTGCCGCTATGATGCACCCCGATAAACGCGCAACCGCAGTGTGCCTTGATACTATCCGCCGCAGAAACCCACAGGCCAAGCTCGGTGGCACTGTTCTCGTCAGCCCCGACAAGTGATCTGGCGACGGTATCGCAGAACACGACCGACCAGCCCGTGCCAGCCTTGTCGATTGAACGCATCAGCTTTTCCACGTCTGCCTGTTCACGAAAATTCACGGCGATAGGCAAAACGTGAAGGTTCTTGTTATCGCGCACCTTGTTGTGTGCCTCCCACGCATTGAGGCGCTTGCCAAGGCCGCCAACGCCCTCACCGGCTATGTAAAGCACCTTGCCCTTCTTGGTTGCCATACCCTGCCACGGGACGCCGTTTGCAATCGACAGAGCCATGTCTAGAGCGATAAACGACTTACCGGCGCCTGGTGCGCCATACATCACCGTCAAACCATGCTGCGTTATGATGCCCTTGTCGCCCTCTCCTATCGTCCATTCAATCGGCGGCATATTACGGATGTACTCGGCACCGACAAAATCGAAGTAGTCCAGCCCGTCGTTTACCTCCGGCTCCGGCGCATCAACTGGAGCTGCGGCAATGACCGGCGCTGCCTTGACCTCTGCCAGCATGTCCTTGACACTGCAGTTATCAAGATAGTCGACCACGTCGCCCTTTTCCGGCAGACCCGACAGATCCACGCGCTTCACCTGCTTGGCTGTATCAAATATATTGGCGATCACGACTTCAGCGTGTGCGGCTCCGGCATCGTCTGCATCTGGCAGAACCACGACACTCTTACCGGCAAACCACTTGTTAAGATCTGGCTTCCAGTTCTTTGCCCCGCCGTGATTAGTTGTGGCAACCAGCCCCTCCTTGATTAGCCGGTTTGCGGCCTTCTCACCCTCCACAATAAATACCGGCGCTTCTGGGTTGAGTATCATACGGTCGAGCCGGTACGGGACCGGCATTACACCGTCCATGTTATGTATCCAACCGCCCTTACCGTCCGGCCTGACCTGACGAAACGTCTTAGGCTCAAACCGGCGCACCTGATAGACCACCTCACCCTGATCGTCGACGTAGTCATAGACCGCGCTCATAAAGCGTGCGGGCGTCAGTGTCTGCTGGCTCTGTCGCTGGATGCCAAACTTGCGCTCCAGTATCTCAGGTATTGTGCCTAGCATAGACGTGCTTTCATGTGCCCGCACCAGATCGATAACCCCGCCGCCCTCGTTGTTTTCAAAGTCGAACCAAGTGCCTTTGCGGAGGTCAAGTTCCTTTGAGCCGTGCGTCCCCCAGCGCAGTATGTGACCCCGCCGTACCGCTGGCTCCCCCCAATATGCGGTTGCTACCGCCTCGGCATGTGCCGCAATGTTTGTCATATCGTAACCCTCTATCCCTCTTGTCCCTCAAAAACGACGGGCGACACCCAAGGGACAAAGTGCCGCCCGCCTACCGCTTAAACGAACAAGTCGCTGCCTTCCGACGTAGACGCTGGAGGATCAACGGCTACTGGCGGCGCAACTGACGCTGTTGCGGGTTCTGCCGGTGATGCTGCCGCACCACCTAATGCCGCAGGACGATCTGTCCAGCCTATTACAGCCCACTGTGGCACACGCCACGTCTGCTGTTGCCCGTCGCTCAGTGTCTGCACCTTTCGCTCAGTTCCACTGATTTCCACGATTGGCACTTTGCCAGCGTTTTCATCCTTACCCGCTACATATTGAGCGTACAGCGTCTGCATGGCAACATACACATTCTTTGAGCTGCTACTTAGCTCACGCAAGCCAATGTCCTTGTTGGTAAGCTGCACCCTGAAACCCCACTTGTGCATAGGCTTTCCGTCAGCCCCAACATCACTTGGCTTTTCAGGTGGACGCTCACCCACCAAAACCATACGAAAATCTGGCGCAGGCATAAAGGCTATATAACCCACCTCCAGCTTCTCCAGATCCATCGCAACCTTGATTGGAGGGGTCAGCTCGTTGTCCTGATTTGTCCACTGCCCGTCAATCTGCACTCTCTCAACTGCAATAAAGCTGCCGTCCTTTGCGGAGAATTTCAAGATTGGTGTGCGATCTCCGCCACCGGAGCCGCCGTCTGATATATATTCTAACATTATCTTTTCCTTTACGTTTCACGTTTTACGTTTTGTCGAATGACCTGACGATCAGGCCACCTGCTGGACCCTCAGTTGGGCGCGACATCTACCAGCTCCATCCCATAATTATTTATCCCTCTTGGCACATCAATATCAGCCCGCCTTATTAATCTGTTTTTAACAAACGGTTTGTAATCGACATAATGATGCCAACGGTTAAATCTCCATATGACTTTCGCCACGTCGGGGTGCAAGTCAGCGAGCATTTGTGACTTTGCCTTCGTTCCCTCAGCCGCATAAAACTCGTCGGTGTTACCACCTTTCATACGTTGCGTCGTAACCTTACCCTGCAAAAACGCATTAAACTGAATAGTGCAAAGCCCATCCTTTAGGACGCGCAAACTAAGATCAGTGTCCTCGTTATACCGGCCACGCCAGCGGTACGGTGCGTCATTCTGGATCAGGAGGCAAGAATAAATACGAGTGTTTGTGACAAACGCAGGCACACCGTCTGATGCTTTAACAAAGCTATAATAGTTAGGCCCAGCCACCGGCACGTTCTCGTAACGGTCCACAAAATCTTCCATAGCCGCGAAAATTGCGGGTGTGTCACTTTCGCGTTTGATATTTCTGTTGAGACGGTGGAATGCGTCTAAATTGTCATCCATGACCCAATGTCGTTTTGTGCCAAGTTCTGTCGCGTGATCCCAGACAAAGTTACGGGCCGCCCCCGGGCCCCTGCTTTTACTGTCTCCAATATCATCGCATGTGTCATAGTCGTCGAGGTATCGTTGCGGCAGAACTAAACATTTATCGACACCGACTTCCGCTTGATACATTGGCAACTGCTCTTCCTCGACTACAATTTTGTAAGGAACTCCCATGACATTTAAAGCCTTGCTGGTCAGGCGGTTTTTCCAGCGCCCCTTTGACACTATATAAACAGGGTATCTAGGTAACATCTTTCCACCTTAGTAATTGTTTGTTTGAACGCTCCAAGGCTGGATGCCAAATGCTCTTGGTCTTTGGCGTCATCTTCTGCCCGATCAATTTGGCAAAGTTTTCCATATCCTCTTGCGTCCGAAACCTGACACGCACCATTGCGAATGGCTCGTCTTTTTCTTGCACAAACTCAGGCATGTTCTGCCATTCGGTTTGCCAATCTAACTCAAATAACTGATCCATTTTCATTCCATTACCGCCAAGTGTTCACGCAACACCATCGCAAACGTCGACCAATCCAACGTTGCGGTGTACGCCCAGTCATAAGTTTCAGCCACGTCTCCGGCAACGTCGGAATTGCCGAGAGCCACGATTGCCTGCACGGGTATCCTGACCTGCGTTTGCTGACGGTCCAAGCGATAAATTAAACACGGGTAAGCGTCGTCAACATTTGCTGACGACTTCGCCGCAGTCACGATCTGGTCCCACCACTTTGGTGATAATCCAGATTTATACCGTTTACACTCAATGAGAAATGGGAACGCCTTGCCGTCGGCTGGCTCCAAATCGCTCAGGTCTTTTTCTTGATACTGCGATAATCGCCTCCGCAATTTGCGGCCCGTCTCAAGCTCAATGAGCTTTGCGATTTCGCGCTCATATGATGCACCCTTGGCGCGGCCCCCGCCCTGCCGCATCAGTCTCGGCCTGCCTGCTTGTCCATCTCAAACTGGATGGCGCGGTGACGTTGCTTCGCTTCTAGTTGCGACATTAACAGCTCGTCAGCCAGACTAGACTGGCTCCGGTGTGCCGATAAATCCAGCTCACTTTTCAGCGCTTCAATGGTTGAGGCTCTCAGCCGGAGTAATATGGGTTTAACTTCGTTCATTTTGTGACCCTTCTATGATCGTTGCTGGAAGCAAAAAACGCTTCTGGCTTCTTTTTGGTACTAACACGCCCCAAAACACCTACATCCCGTCAGCGGGCTTCTATGGGCGATTAAAGGCATATTGATATTTTTATGCAATTAACTCGATATAAGACTTGTCAAACCCTGATAGCATCATTATATAGAATAGGTAAGAGGGACAAACTAGGGAAATTAAGGAGATTATCAAATGACTTTTAATCACGAAGAATACATCGCAAAGCAAAACGCCAAAACAATCGCCCGCAACAAGCCAATCAAAGCTTTTGCAAATTTTTCCGGCTATTCAGATGTTGAGCCGTTTGAGGTTGTCGATGTTCGCACCGAAAACAAAGTTGTTATCCGCGCCATGAAAGCGGAGCGTGCCGAAGGCTGGAAGCCTAAGTTTGTTTCTGGCGGCTTTTCTGCTCATTGCACCAACAATGATGACCAGCGCAACTCATGGAGCATTTCGCCTGACGAGGATGGACGCTTGGTTACAATCCGTTGGTCAAAAGCAAAAATGCGCTGGCAATGCGCTGACGGCAGTCGCTACTACATGAGCGACACCCCTTCAAAAAAATACGATTTTAATTTTTAACTAATGCGGGGCTTAACAGCCCCGCCCGAAAGGGAGATTGGTATGACTGTTACATTTAAAAAGATTGCGGCCTTTAAAGTTCGCCCCGTAAACAACGGCACTAAGAAGTCCGACAGGAACCGCTACTGCGGGCCAGCCGTTCTTTCGATCATGTCCGGCATTACGACCGGCGACGCATCGCGACTGATCCGAAGCATATTCACGCAGGTTCACGCCGTGAAAGGCACTAGCGACCACCAGATTAAAACCGCGTTCAAGCACCTTGGCATTGACATGAGCCGCGTATCATATCGCGGCGCAGGTCTAACGGCCTCCGATAGCCCGACGCTGGCACGCTGGTTGAAGAACACAACATCCGAGCGGACTGCCGGTCGTGTGTTCTTGGTATCGGCTGGGCATCACTGGCAGATCATTACTGGCAGACGTTATATCTGCGGCATTGTCAAAGAGCTTATCAGCATCCGAGACAAGCGCGTCAAGCGCCGCGCCCGTGTCAGGGACGTGTACGAGCTGACACCGATTGCGGCTGATGGCAAGATCCGCATTCCGTTTATTGAGCAGCCCAAGTCTAGAAAGTCACCGGACTGTTACCGTCGGGTTCGCAAGTTGATTGCCGATAATCCAGACGTTGGCTTGTCGTATGACATAGAATACGGTTACGAGACTAATTACTGGGTCAACAGTAGCCTAGACCAATTGATATACAAGCTGGTCGAAGACAGTAGCCACCCAGCTCGGCATGATGCAGAGGCCAACAACGATGGCAGGTTCTGCCATTACTGGGATGAGGTTGAGGATTGCATGATTAAGTTGGTCGAGTTTTATAAAAAGTGGGGGCGTTTTTTGGGGGAAGCAACATGAAGCAGGATATTGTAGGGGGAACTTTGCTTTTATTGCTGGCTCTCTCATTCACCAACATGATCAGCGAAAAATACAACATCTGGGGACTGATGGTTTGGTTAGGGGGTTTAGGGTGATGCAGATAATCACACGCAAAGAAGCAAAAGAGAAAGGGCTGCCGCGCTACTTTACGGGCAAGCCTTGCGTCAACGGGCATGTGTCTGAAAGAGTGACTTCAGGCCAATGCACTGGCTGTTTCAAACACTATTATAAAAAGATGTATCAAAATCCAGAATACAGACATAAAGCGATAGACCGCGCTCGCAAAAACTATGACAGAGAAGCCGGTAAACAAAACGCAAGGCGTTGGCGCGAGCGTAACCCAGAGAAAAGAAAACAGATTGCATCTGCTTGGGAGAAAAGAAACAAAGATTACATGAACGCCAAGACTGCCCGCAGGTACGCAAGGAAGGGTAAAGCAACATTAAAAAGTGTAACCATAAAAGATATTATGCCAATTTATAAAGAAGCTAGAGTATTAACAGAGAAAACAGGCGTTCAATACCACGTTGATCACATCGTGCCTCTATTTGGAGAGGCAATATGCGGCTTGCATGTGCCGTGGAACTTGCGAGCTATTCCTGCAAAAGACAACCAATCAAAATCCAACAAATGGGAGACAGTATAATGGTAGGCAAAAGAACACCGGACGACATTTTAACCGCGTCAGTAATTCCTGTCGCAGCGAACAAATCACCGTATAGAACACCCAACGACCAGCTTGCAAAGGCACTGGCCGTGATTGAGGGCAAGCCTGATCCAGACCCATTCACCGGCAATGAGGCGACCGAGTGGGGTAATCACCTTGAGGCCATCATTCTGACCATTGCGGCAGAGCGGCTTGGTCTGACCGACCTGCAACTGGAACACGACGCGCTGTTCCATGACAAGATACCGTTTGCCGCGTCTCTTGACGGCACGGCTGACGGAGGTCTTGGGCATGAGGTCGTGACCGACGCATCCAAGGGCATCTATTGCCCAGAGGGTCCGGTCTATGTCGACGGCGTCGGAGTGTTGGAGAGCAAGGCAACGAGCAGTAGGCCAGAAGACGCCCCAGCGCCCCACAGAGGGCCGTTGCAGCTCCAAGGGCAGCTTATGTGCGCCAAACGCACTTGGGGCGCTGTGTGCGTCTTGTACGGCGGTGTAGAGCTGAGGATATTCCTTTACCAAGCCAACGCGGCTCGACAAGCCGAGATCGTTGACATTGTCGAGGATTTTGAGCGCCGCAAGTTCGACATTGACTGGTATCCGGTCCTGACCAGCTCTGACGGTAACACCGCATATCCTAGAGTGGACGACGGTGCCGAGCCGCTTGAGCTGGCCGGTGAGAACGTCGACTGGGCCGAGCAGCTTGTCAATGCGAAGGCCGCAAAGAAAGCTGCTGAGGTCGACATAGATGAGGCTGAGGCAGCCTTAAAGGAGCATATGGGGTCGCATGAGGAGGCGGTCGCCCTGATCGGCAACCGGAGGCACGTTATCAAGTGGCCCATGCGGAACTTCAAAGCGCAGCCAGCCAAGACAACTGCCGCCAAGCCAGCCCGCATAGCAAGGCAGACAACTTTAACTGTAAAGGTGTTCGACGATGATTGATGTACCGTTAACCAAAGCGCAGGCGGAGCTGCGCAACGTGATCGACAGGTATGCCCGCCGGTATGGCTACACGCCGACGATCAACGAGCTATCCGATAAAACAGGGAAAAGCATGTCACAAGTCCACCGTCTAATGACCGGACTTATTGAACGCGGCGCAGCGGAAAAGGTGGCTGGCAAGGCCAGAGCGTTTAGGCTACTGTAGTTGGTGCGCGGTTTCCCTCCCTTACCGCGCATCCACCTTGGCCCCCGTTTCGGCGGGGGTCTTTTTATTTGTGTGTGGGGGTTGATATTATTGTGATATCACCTTATGTTTATATTGTAGCAATGAGGGAGACGGAAATGACTGACATTATGGACCAAGTGGATAGGGACGCCGGACGCGAAAGAAACATCAAGGCCAACGCCACTGCGGGGCGCAACAAGCGCTGGATTGCCGAGGACGAGACACGCAAGGAAATCGAGGCTTTTTGCCTGATGGCTGCTGGCGGCAGTGAGTTTATCGCCAACATGCGCGACGCCTTGCATGAGTGGGGCAGGCTGACAGAAAACCAAGAGGCTGCTGTTCGCAAGGCTATGGCACGCGCAGAAAAGCGCGAAGTCGAGCGCAACGCTGAGTGGGAAGCCGCCGCAGATTGCCCAGAGGGCCGCGTAGAAGTGACTGGCGTGATCCTTTCTGTTGACATCCGCGAAACTGCTTTTGGCAGCCAGTGGAAGATGCTGGTGCGCGACGATAGTGGCTTTAAGGTTTGGGGGTCTATCCCGCAAAAATTGAAGGAGCAAACTGAGACTTTCCTTAACCATCAGTTTTTTGACGGTACAGACTTAAAGGGCAAGCGTGCCTCATTTACTGCGGCAATTACGCCAAGCAAGGACGACCAAAAGTTTGGGTTTTTCTTGCGCCCAACAAAAGCAAAGCTGGAGGATTAAATGAAAGTAACACGCTTAAAGAAGGGTCTTCGCATCAACCTGTCTGACGCTGAATGGGCTGTTTTGTTCCGCACAGTGTCAGAAGGTATGGCTGCTGCTGATTGGACTGAGGGTGGTTGGCAACGCGATCACATACCGCCAGATGAAAAGCGGATAATGACAGAGGCAACAATGGGCAACCGTCCTTGGATGGTGGTCACAGAAGACAGGAGGATTAAATGAAACAGCCAAGTTTCAAAGAAGATGACCTAGTCACAGTGGACGGTCCAAATGGCCGTCCCGTGACTGCTATGGTGCGGAGGGTCACGCACATCGATGACAAA